AAGAGTCGGATTGCTTACGGGTTTCGGATCGGTTTCAGCAACCCATCCGGCCTGAGGATCGGCAGAAATCACGCTGATCTGTTTGCCGCGTCCGGGGAGCTCGGTCTGCTGTGCAAGACGCATAATTGCAGACTCGCTCTGAGTCTTTGCAAGGATCTCCGCGGATACTTCTGCCGGGAGAGTGATATTAGTGCGGTTGGTAGGAATTCCAGACATTTTTATTACTCCTTTCAAGATAATACCTTATCAGCCCAATCAATGAATTTATCTTTCGTATTAATTTTGGGCGTTGTATGTACCTCGCCGCCATCTCTGACAGTCGGATAACCGATTGACTTTGAAAAGGCGAGGATTTCATCTGCCTGTTTCGCACAGGCTTCTTCGGTTTCCCCGGTCAACAGATTTACGGGGATTTTTTTATCAGCCGCCACTTTTTCGCGTGTCAGTCTGATTGTTTCGGCGGCTTTCATGCCGTCCAGCTGTGTTTGAAGCTGAGAAATCTGCATCTGTGCCTGTTGCAATTCTTCCCCTTTATTATTTTGGGCAAGTTGCTGCCGGAGCGTATCAAGCTCGGTTTTAATAGCGTTGACGTCCGCGCCATTAATACTCATAATCTTGTCAATCTGCTCCTTGGTGGCATCGGGGAAAAGCTCGGTGATGTCTGTGCGCTTCATTAGTATCCTTTCTCTGCTACGCTTTTAACGTGGTCGCCTCACGCGCAGTTGCAGTTTTACGCTCTGCCAGCGAATTTATATCAAACGCTTAAAAAGCGGTTGATTGTAGATATTTAACCTTGCCTTTAACAGCTTTTTTCATCTCATTTACAAGTTCCTCATCATCCCAATAAAAAGCACGGGATAAATAACCGCGCCAAGGATGCAAAATGGAACCGCCGACAATATAGTCGATATGGTCAACAAGATTTGGTTTTAAGTTCGTAACAGTTTCCCGGCCATGCTCTTCAATCAGGAAGTTTCGAAAAACGGAGTCATCCATCTTGCCAGAAGAAATCCACAACGGATAACTGTCATGGTTTTTGCCGTCACCATTTAACCAGGCGGCGCACTCTCTGGCATATGCATCAGGAATACGGACGCATTGGAAACTATGCCAAGCATCCTCAACCGAAACAACGCCGGTCTGGAGCGGATCATCGGTAAACTGCTCATTGCAAAAGCCATAAACAACGCCATTGTCATGCTGTTCACACAGTTTGACAAAATCACGGCGCGGAATAACATCATCTTGGATGTGCCATGTACCGCCATCCCCTGTCATGGATGCGAAAGCCGCCATACACGCCGCAAGATTTCCTTTGCCATCAGCATCATTCCAGATAGATACTTCCGCTCCCTGTTCTCGAAGCATCGGAGCAAGAAACTCTTCAACGTACCACATCCGTTTTGGACAAGCGTGAATTAAAACCTTCATAATATATCCTTCCAGTCAAGCTGTCGGAAGTGTTCAACAATCGGGAAATCTTGCCAGCGTTGCCCTGACCACGGGAACCGCTCACCGACTCCGGCAAAATGAATAACCGCCGGATCTGCACAAGGCTCTGTATAATTGTTGCTGTTATATCTGCTCGGAATAGTCTTTGCTCGTCTGAAGCAGAGCCGGTTCATTGCATCCTGTTCGTTTGCGAATGTATACTCTGTGTTCAGCGAATGAATGACATCGTTATCGATGCCATCCTCTCTGATTTTCTTGAGATTGAGCAGAACAACGCCGAAATTAATATATGGCTGTCGAAAACCTTGTTTTTGGTACTCTGTGACTCCAGCATAATAGTACCCGTTCAGATCAATATCCCAAAGCTCAGAACCGATATCTTTAACAAAGAACGCATCAAAATCAAGAACAAGGACGATATCCTCTTTCAGTATCTTTGAGAGCGCACCCTTCATCATGGTCATATATGTCCAAGGACTGTTATAATTTGGGCTGTCAGGCTTGAAAAACTTTTGCCCTGATACGTTTATGATTTCAACGCACGGCGGCAAGTATTCTGGAAAAACATCATCCTCAATCAAGAAATAAACCTTTTCAACAGCCGTATTAAGAAGCAGACTCTTTAACGCCGGAACCATGTCACAATAAACATTCCGCGTTCCCATGTATACGGCTGCCCTCATACATCAAGCTCCTCGGCGGCAGAGGACTCACGTTCTTTGCGCTTTTCATAATTATCGCGCTTCTGAGCATTTATCCGTTCGCTGTTTTCGGCATAGAAGTCACGCCGCATAGAATTTATCTTTTCCTTTGGACTTCTGCCGTCAGCATCATCATACATATCTCTGTAAACATCAGGATTATAACCTGCATACTTGGTATCACCATTAAACCGAATAGCATAGGTGCAGTCACAGTTTGCATGGATGTGTTCAGCATGGCCATTTTTCAGCGCCTTTTTACTCGCCCTTTGCCAACCGTTTGCCGCCAATGCGATACAAAACGCGCAAGTGTCTCCGTGCGGTATCCAAGCCCATTCCACACCATCACGGATGCCGTTGTAAAGCGTAGTATCAACGCCGGTCTGCTTCACGATCCGACCGATTGCAGAGGAAATGATTTCCTCATTCCCCGTTTTACTGGTTCCGACAACGGCCTTTGCGACATCACTAATCTCAACGGGCGGTGCTGGTACTGCCGGTTCAATAGCCACGCCAGAAAGCGCCGCGATTGCGTCATACATCTCAGCGGCCAAAGTTGCAGCCGCCTCGCCATATGTAACAGCCACGCCGTAAGCATAATCAATCAGCGCGTTCATTTGTTCGCGGCTGATAGGGATGCCATGCTTTTCAAGGAAGTTTTTTATCAGCTCTGCGGCCTTGTCATTTACCAGCCTCAGGCTATTGATATATTTTACCCATGCACTTTCTGTAATTTCCATCAGATACCAAGCCCTTCAAGGACGGCACGGCCTCTTGCAAGCTGTTCCTGAGCTTTAATTCTCCGAATATCAGCCTTGTCAAAGCCAATCATTTCAAGGAACGTGTCAGTATTTGCAAATCCCTGTCTGGAAGTGGCAATCTTGATAGCCGCGTCAGCGGTAACAGCCACAGACGGCATTGCCGGATTTTTGAAGTGGGCAACAATGGCCTTTTGCTCATCATCCAATTCGTCAATGGTTTTATTTTCCATAATCGCAAGCGCCATCAACGCAATCGTACGCAAGCTGTCGCCATTGCCAACATTCAACTGCTCGGCCATCGCAACAAGCGTCTGAGACTGAGCAAGGATAGCATCGGAGCTGGTCGGATTTGCGTCATTAACAACGCCGGTGTCCGTAACAGTCAAGCCCGTTGCTGCTGAAAACTGTGTAGCCAACAAGCGGAGCATTTCAACGTGCGGTGAAATATTGCCTTGTGCCAACTGTCCAAAGCTCGGCTTTTCTCCCGTTTCCGGGTTAGTTGTCGCGGCCAGAATATTGCCGATATACTGCCGGAACTTCTGATTAACAACAGCATCAAACTGTTCGTCAGTTACACCAAGCAAATATTTCTGCGGAGCTGTCGAAAACTCAAGGCCGATAGTCGCATTTGCAATCGTCCTGACATATCCGTCAATCAGCCGTCTAACCGGCTCTTTAATCCGTGACCGGCCAAAAGGCTTTCCGCTTGTCGCGTTCCAGATCAACGGCTCCATGAGTGGTCTACCCATCCTATTCGGGAAATGCTCTGCATACCAAATCTGGCCAACTCTTGTCAAAACAATGACGGCATAATCCAGATAAAAATTGACAATGGACGGCTCCCAGGTTGTTTTTTCATTATCTGGAACAGAGTCGATAATAGCAAAGCCGTATTCAATCCGGCCCTTTTCACCGCTCCATTTCGCCGCCGCCGTTCTCGGAGTATGGAACCGAATACGGCATTTGATTTTCGGATCTGCCGCCAAAGTTGCGAACGTGCATCCATATTTCAGCTCATCACGGCTTGCGATGTTATACTCCGCAATAAGGTTATTATCCGTAACAATGGCATCAAGTGTTTCAACATCCTCGCCGTTTATGCCGACAAAGCCGTCAAACATCGAACGCGCCGCAAGGACATCAACACATTTTGCACCCCACGCGCAGCCAATCTCAAGGCCGGATATACCCTCAGGCAGAGCAATGCCAAGGTTGACGGAGTTGAGACTGACACGCCCTTCATAATAGAGGTCTTTCTCAACATTCTTTGCATGATGCCGTTCGTAAATATCCATCAGCTCTTGAAACGCGTTTGCCTCATAGTTATTCAAACCGCGCTCACGATCTCGCGGATCTGAGCCAGCCATAATCACCCCATACGGATTAATCTTGAAATTCATTCAAATCACCCAATTCTCATCTTTTTTGCCGGGTTTCGCTTGGATACCTTCGCGCCCCATAAAGCAAGCGCCGCCGCCTCAATCGGTGCAGAGTTATCACCGCCGAAACCCCATCCGCCGCCAATCGGCCTCTTGATTGCCGTAACCGCACTCTCGCGGAGTATTTCCTGGCCATAAAACCAGTCAACAGTTTTCTCATTCAAATCATTACAAAGCATGGATGCAGCCGTAACAACATCACGCGCTCCGGGCCTGACAACAGATCCCTTCTGCCGCCAAACATCCGAAATCTTATCAACAAGAACATCAGCGCCATTTCTGCCGTCTATAACAACACACGCCGCCTTGCTATATCTCTCATTCAGCCAATCAGCTAACCATTGAGTGCCATAGCCGGTCGGCTTTGTCTCAATCAATGAAATCCGCGCTGGCCCAATGTCAGGAATAACAGCGCCGCAAAGCGTAACATTCGCGCCGTCATTGGTAAACTTCACACCATACGCCGTTTTCCCGTCAGGCTTCTCTCTGTCACTCTTGCAAGCATCCCACTTGGCTTTGTCTATCGCATAATCAACAGTTTCAGTTCTCACAGGACTCCACCAGCCAAGGCGCTCACGGGCGAAAGTATCCGGCGGCATCTGTTCACACTCAGCCTCGATGGTTGACAACAGAATACGCCGCCCAAGAGCCGGATTAGCTTCTGCCCATCTCTCTTTGTCATTGATATTGCCTATCTCTTTGACAGAGTATTCAAACCAAGAAGTGTTTTTTGTTTTTCCGCTGATTGCGCTGTCACGGATACCGCGAAAAACAATTCCAGGCGCTTGACTATCCGGCGGCGTTCCACCATATATGACTTGCGGATTGAGACTCGCTGAGATTGCCGGAATAAATGAGGCTTGTGCTTCAATGTCAAGCTCCTGAGCCTCATCAAATATCAGCAGATCCCCGTGCTGACCTCTGCCGCCGTTCCGTGTCCGTGCCAAAAATTTGACCCTTGCACCAGAAGTCAAAATAATCTGCTCCCGGCCAAGAGCCGTTTTTATGTCCTTAACATATTTTTTCAAAGCGCTCCCTTCAAAGAAATTTGCCATTTCCTCAAAGGTTTCTGTCGCGGTCTTTTGTAGATGCGCGGTATATATTACTTCCTCATTGAACAATATCATTCCGGCTTGCGCTCTTCCTTCAATCAAACCGGTCTTGCCGTTCTGCCGTGGAACACTACACCCGCACGTTCGACAGATCCATCTGCCATAATGCGTGACAGCCATCCAGTCATAAAGCGCCTGGACTTGCCACGGATCAAGAATAAAGCCGCCAGCTTTTAATATCCTCTGAGCGTCAACACCATCGGTTTTATCATACTCAGGGCAAACTCTAACGGACGGATCTTGACTCCCCAGCAGCTTCTCTGTCTGATAAGATTTCTGAGATTTCATCGTCCTGTTTACTCGTCCCTTCTATCTCTTCAATCTCGCGGATTGTCTCCCTATACTGCCTTGCAAGCGCCGCCAGCGTCCTATTATCAGCGTTGTCCATAGACTCCAACAGCCGCAGCTCCAAGGCTTTCAATTTTACTAATCTGTCACTCATTTGAAATCCTTCTGTGTGTAAATCGGCGCT